TACACGACGCTCTTCCGATCTGGTGATTCGCGAGCGCGGTGTTTGCATTCTGCGAGAAAACCGGAGGTCTAGAATAATGAAAGTGGCACTTAGGGTTACAGGGGTGTGAATGCCGGTAACAACTAGGGGTAAAACGGTAACACGACAGGAGATCGCCGACCTTTTTGGCGTCTCGCATACTACCGTTGACGCATGGGTAAAGCGGGGGATGCCGGTCGCGCAGCGCGGCAGTCGGGGTAAAGCCTGGAAGATCAACACGGCGGACGTCTCCGCATGGCTCGAGCAGCGCGCGAAGGAATCCGCAGCCGGCGGCGATCAGGCGGACGAGCGGGAGCTGAAGCGCCGCAAGCTCGCAGCGGAGACGGCGAAAGTAGAGCTGGAGCTATCGCGAGCCCAGGGCGAGGTCGTTCCGCTGGCGCAGCTCGAGCGCGCGCTTTCAAATACATTTGCCGAGGTTAAAACAAACATCCGCTCGGTCCCGAGCCGGGTCGCGACTGCTATCCTTGGCGAGGAAAGCGAGACGCGGATCAAAGCCGTGATTCTGAAAGAGATCGACCAGGCGCTTGAGTCGCTGGGCGACTTTGATCTGGAGCCTGACGACGATGACGAGTGAGTTCACGAATTTCGACGGACTGCGGCGGACGATCCGCTCCGCAGCGCGTCACCTAAAGCCGCCGCCGAATCTCAAACCGAGCGAATGGGCGGAGCAGAACGTCAGGGTTCCAATTGGTAACGCGGTCCCCGGTCTCATCCGGTTCGATCACGCGCCGTATCAGCGCGAGCCACTGGATATGACCGCGAACCCAGAATGCCAGCGGATCACGCTCATGTGGAGCGCCCAGGTCGGCAAAACAATGCTGGCGCTATGCGCGCAGGCGTTCAAGATCGGGCAAGACCCGCAAAGCCAGATCATGATGCAGCCGTCGCAAGGCGATCTATCGACCTGGCTCGAGACTAAATTCAACCCGCTGGTCGACAGCAACGACCAGCTCCAGGGGCTCATTGCAAAGCCTCGAGGCCGCGAGGGCGTCAACAATCAGCGCATGAAGAGCTACCCCGGCGGATTCCTGATGTTTTCTTGGTCGGGATCACCTAAGACTATGCGCGGACGCTCGGCGCCTTTCATCGTTTGCGACGAGACTGACGGCTACGACAAAAGCACCGAGGGGCATCCGGTATCGCTGCTGTGGCAACGCGCGGCGACGTTCGGAGACCGGCGGAAGCTGCTCGAGATCAGCACACCGACAATCAAAAACGCGAGCTGGATCGAGGACTCTTATATCCAGGGCGATCAGCGGCACTTTTATGTGCCATGCCCGAGCTGCGACCACCGCCAGAAATTAGTCTGGGCAAGCGTGATCTGGGACGAGGATCAGCCCGAAACCGCGAAGTATGCCTGTAATGGCTGCGGCGTCATGTGGGGCGATGGGGAGCGGATTGCTGCGATAAGGCGCGGCGAATGGCGCGGCGCCAGAGAGTTCCGAGGCCATGCCAGCTATCATTTGAATGAGCTGTATTCATGCTTTCGGAAGCTCGGCGATATCGCGCAGTCATTCCTCGAGAAAAAGCGCAGCGGCGATCTCCAGACATTCGTCAACGTGTCGCTCGCCGAAACCTGGGAAGAGTCGGGCGATAGCGTCGACCAGGATATGCTCGAGGAGCGCGCCGAGGATTGGGGCGATGCCTGGCCGGCGGAGGTCGTTGCGGTCGTCGCCGGGGTCGACGTCCAGGACGACCGGCTCGAGCTGGAGCTGGTGGGCGTTGGTCGGGATGAGGAAACGTGGAGCCTCGACTATATGATTCTACCCGGCGACCCGAGCAGCCCCCAGGTTTGGGCCGATCTGGACGCGGTTTTGTTTGCGAGCTATGAAACAGCGGACGGTCGCGAGCTGGGTGTTCGCGCGACCTGCATCGATACCGGCGGACATCATACCCAGGCGACCTATCGATATATCAAGGGCCGAGAGTCGCGGCGAGTGTTCGGGATAAAGGGCGTTGGTGGCGAGGGTCGCCCCCTGGTCGGGCGCCCCAGCAAAAACAACATCGGAAAGGTGCGACTCTATCCGCTGGGCGCCGATACCGCGAAAGAGCTGGTTCATGGCCGGCTGCGGATCGCTGATCCCGGTCCTGGTTATTGTCATTTCCCGAATGACCGCGATTCAGAGTATTTTTTGCAGCTCACGGCGGAGCAACTTGTCACGCGATACGTTCGCGGTCATGCAAAGCGGCAATGGGTAAAAAAGCGGCGAAGGAATGAAGCACTTGACGTTCGATGCTATGCTATGGCGGCGCTGTATATTTCGGGCATCAATATCAATATACTGGCGGATAAAATCGCAGAGCAGCGACCGCAGGGAGACGGCCAGAAAGCCGAGCCCAGGAAGCGGCAAGCGAATCGGAAGTCGGGCGGATTCGTAAATAATTGGAGGTAGGACTTGGCAAACCTATTCGACGCCGCGAGCGCCCCGGAAGGGGAACCGCTCACTTTTATAGTCGGTGACTATGTGCAATGGAAACGCTCCGACCTTACAACTGACTACCCGACCGACGAATATACCGCGACCTATATTGCCAGAGTGACCGGCGGCGGTGCCAGTGAAATTCAAATCGCCGGGACTGCGAGCGGCGGGGCGTACCTATTCACGGCGGATTCGTCGACGACTGCGGGATATAGCGCTGGGTATTATCACTGGCAGCTCGAGATCGTTCGAGATTCCGACAGCAATCGGATCGTCGTCGACCGGGGCGCGTTCGACATTCTGGTCGATCTGGACGCGAACAACGCGGACCCGCGCATTCACGCCGAGAAAATGCTGACGAAAATCGAATCGCTGCTCGAGGGGCGCGCGGATTCCGACGTTTCAAATTATTCAATTCAAGGCCGCAGCCTAACCAAACTGTCTATCGACGAGCTGATAAAATGGCGCGATTACTACAACGCCGAGGTGCTGGCGTTAAAGCGACACGAGCAGATTCATCTAGGGCGCAAAACAGCGGCGACGGTTAAGGTGAGGTTTATCTGATGGGAATGCTCGATATATTCCGACGTAAGCCGAAGCCGGTCGCGAAAAAGCGCGGTTTCGATGGAGCTGCGACCGGGCGACTGTTTTCTGACTTTGTAACATCCCAGCGCTCGGCGGATTCGGAGCTGCGGTATTCGCTGAAAACGCTGCGGAATCGCTGCCGAGAGCTCGCCAGAAATAACGAATATGCCCGGCGATACTTGCACCTGGTAAAAACCAACGTCGTCGGGGAGCGCGGGGCGTCTCTCCAGGTCAAGGCGACCAACGTCGACGGCAGTCTCGATACCATCGGTAACACTATCATCGAGCAAGAATGGAAAAGATGGTCGAAGGTCGGGAGCTGCACGGTCGACGGGCGGCTGTCGTTCGCCGACGCGCAGGCGATGGTCGTCGAGTCTATGGCTCGGGATGGCGAGGCGCTGGTGCGGATCGTCAACTATGACGGCAACCAGGACCGTTTTGCGCTTGAATTCCTTGAGCCCGATCTGATCGACGAGGAGAAAAACGAGCGCGCGCCGAATGGGAACGAAATCAGGATGGGCGTTGAGTTCGATCAATACCGGCGCCCGGTCGCCTATCACATGCTGACCGAGCATCCCGGCGATTATCAATTCCACCAGTACGACCGGCGGACCCAGCGAGTCGATGCCGAGAGCATTTTGCACTTGTATATGCCCGACCGCGCCCAGCAAACGCGCGGCGTACCTTGGATGTCGACCGCGCTGACGTCGCTGAAGATGTTGCACGGGTATCGCGAGGCGGAGCTGGTCGCTGCGCGCACTGCTGCGAGCAAAATGGGCTTTTTCGTCTCGAGGTCCGGCGAGGGTTTCATGGGCGACGATCTCGAGGATAGCGTCATCCCGATTACCGACGCCGAGCCGGGCTCATTCTTCCAGCTCCCGAGGGATGTCGAGTTCCAACCCTGGGACCCGTCGCATCCGACCAGCGCGTTCGGTGATTTCGAGAAATCTATCTTGCGAGGTATCGCGTCGGGGCTCGGCGTTTCCTATCACTCGCTGGCGAATGACCTGACGCAGACCAGCTATTCGAGCATCCGGCAGGGCAGCATCGAGGACCGCGACTTTTATAAAATGATTCAGAGCTACATGATTACGCATTTCGTCATGCCGATTTATGAAAAGTGGCTGATAAATGCGTTCACGATTGGCTCGGTTAATCTGCCCATCGATAAATTCGACAAGTTCGCGAGCGCGTCGCAGTTCCGACCGCGCGGATTTGCCTGGGTCGACCCGCAGAAAGAGATCAATGCCCATGTCGTCGCCCTGCAAAATGGCCTGATATCGCTCCAGGACGTCGCAAACGTGTATGGGCGGGACGTCGAGGAAGTATTCGCCCAGGTCGCTCGAGACAAGCAACTCGCCGAGCAGTTCGGTCTCAAGCTGGCGTTCGAGCCGTTCGGTGGCGGACAGTCGCCCTACGGACCCGGAAAAATCAACCTGATGACCGGCGAATCATTTGATGCGATGACTGAGGATTCCGATGGCGACTGACTTCCCCAAGAAGGGCGATGATCTGAAAATATCGCTGCGAAACTCAGAATATCCGCAGTTCGACAGACAATTTGCGGAAAATATCAAGGAGTTCAACTCCGAGGTATGGGCGCTGGGTGGGAACATCCGGGGCAATGACGCTTTCCGGTTATGGGGGCGCGCGCGGGATGGCGACGAGGCCGGTTCGGTTCTGGATTGGATCAAGGAGCGGGAAGCCTGGGCAGCGCGCCATTTTGAGGATGGCGCCCATTTATCGAGCGATGAGCCGAACAAAAGCAACGTCGGCGGGGTGGTCGCACAAATGAAGTGGGGCGTCATTGGTACGCTCGGCGAGCAAGGCATGAAGGACGCAATTCTGGAGCTGATCAAAAAGCTCGAGGGCAAAAAAGACGACGACCGCGCGCACTATGACGAAGATGAAGAGGAAGATCGGCAGCTCTCCGATGAAGTCGAAACTGCGCTCGAGAACAAGCGCGACGAGCATAACGAGGAGGTCGGCGACGATCCCCTGCGCCGGGTAACGATCGGAATGCTGCGGAAGGTGTTTGAGCGCGGGATTGGCGCCTATAAGACAAACCCCGGATCGGTTCGCCCTGGCGTAAGCTCCCCAGAGCAGTGGGCTTATGCGAGGGTGAATTCTTTTCTCTTTGCAATGAAAAACGACCGATTCCAAGGCGGCAAGCACGACACCGATTTATTCCCGGACGGTCATCCGCTGGCGTCCGATGATGAAAGCGAGAAGGCGGCGGGTTATACTCAGGAAATCAACGAATCAGGAGATGGCGCAGTGGAAGAGCGACATATTAAAAACCTAGTGGAGACCGACGACGAGATCATCATCACGTTTGCGAAGCCTATGCACGATGAAGAGCCAATGGATGAGCCCGAAATCGTGGAGGCCGGCGAAGATTTTGACGAGCAGCGGCTGTCGAAAACCGAGGTTTTCCGTCGAATGATCGACGGGGAGATGGAAGAAAAGGACGACCGGCGCGTCGATATGTCCGTCTCGAGTGAGCAGGAAGTCGAGCGATCATTCGGTCGCGAGCTGATTGTTCACAGCGAGGAGACACTCGACCTTAAATTTTTGCGATCTGGCAGCGCCCCGCTGCTGCTGGATCACGACCCCGAGCGACAGATCGGGGTAATTGAATCCGTAAATCTCGACGGATCGGCCCGGCGTCTCCGGGCGACCGTGCGCTTTGGAAGAGGTGCGCTTGCCGACGAGGTTTATCGAGATGTGCTCGATGGCATTCGCTCGAATGTTTCTATCGGGTACAAAGTTCGGCGAATGGAAAGGGACAAGGACGAGCAGGATTTGTTCCGAGTAATCGACGCCGAAATCATGGAAGTCTCTATCGTTTCACTTCCCGCCGACCCGTCAGTCGGTGTGGGGCGTTCGGTCGAGGTATCCGAAACCGCTACCATTAAACCCATCGAAAAGGAGGTTCCAATCATGGAACAGGAAAACCAAATCGATTTGGATCAGGTACGCGCGGAAGCCGCTGCCGAACGATCCAAGGAAGTAAACGAAATGCTCGGCCTGGCCGCAAAGCATAATCAGCGATCATTCGCTGACGACGCTATTCGCCAGGGCATGACATTGGCGCAGTTCCGGGGCGCATTGTTGGATAAAATTGCCGACAAGCCTCTCGAAGTCGCTGACGTTGAGCTGACTCAGAAGGAAGAGCGTCAATATAGCTTGATTAACGCAATCCGCTCCGCGCAAACTGGCCGTTTCGACGGTTTCGAGCGCGAAGTATCGGAAGAGCTTGCAAAGCGTTACGGCAAAGAGCCTCGCGGCTTTTACGTTCCGCAAAGCATTTTCAAGCGTGATCTGACTGTCGGCACCAACACTGCCGGCGGCTTTTTGAAGCCTACCGACCATCTGGGCGGCGAGTTTATCGACGCGCTGCGCGCTAACCTGGTGACTTCTAGCCTGGGCGCTCGCATGATGCAGGGATTGAGCGGCGACGTCGCTATTCCCGCGCTGAATGCGAAAACTGCGGTCGGTTTTGTTGCCGAGAACAACGCGCCGGGCTCAGAGGGCGCGCCCACGTTCCGCCAGGTAACAATGTCGCCGAAAACGCTGGTTCAGTATGTCGATATCTCTCGCAAGCTGTCTATGCAGTCTGATCCAAGCGTTGAGCAGATCATCCGCGACGATATGACCCGCCAATTCGCGGCGAAAATCGACGAGGTGGCAATCGAGGGCGGCGGTTCTAACGAGCCGACCGGCATCACGCAGACCAGCGGCATCGGTTCTGTGGCTATCGGCACCAACGGCGGAGCGGTTACCTATGCCGCGCTGGTTGATCTCGAGAAAGAGGTCGCAATCGACAACGCGCTCGGCGGAAGCCTGGCATATCTCACCAACCCGAAAGTGGTCGGCGAGATGCGTCAAATCTCCCGTCAGGCGAGCGGTGTCGAGGGCAACTTTATCCTCAACGATACCAACACGCTGCTCGGTTACCCTGTAGCCAGCACGACGCTGGTTCCGTCTGATTTGACGAAGGGAACCAGCTCGGGCGTTTGTTCTGCGGTGATTTTCGGCAACTTCAGCGACCTGATGATCGGGATGTTCGGCGGTCTGGACGTTCTGGTTGATCCTTACACTGGATCAAGCACTGGAGCGACCCGAATCGCTATGTATCAGGATGTTGATGTTGCAGTCCGACACGCAGAATCGTTCGCAGCGATTCTCGATGTCACTACTGCCTAAGCATGACGGCGCCCCCCGGGGCGCCTTTTCTTTTGAGGTTATGACATGAAAGTGAAACTCGTTAGTTCAATCGCCTGGAATGGCGAACACCAGGAAGCCGGCAGGCCGCTCGAAGTGAGCGACGAGGACGGTCACTGGCTAATTTCTCGGGGTCGCGCGGTCGCTTGGACCGAGGCGAACCAAGTCGACGCGGACACTCGCGCGGCGAAGCCTAAAGCAACCAGGAAAAAGGCAGCGAAGTAAGTGGCGGTCGAAACCGACACCGAGCGAGATGTATTTTTCAGCTCTGACGATTTCGGCGTCACGGCGACTTATACGCCGAGCGGCGGAGCCGCCGCCAGCATCACCGGGATTTTCGACGATGAATTCGAGCCCATTGAGGCCGGCGGATTCGTCCCGGTAGCAAGCACCGCCCCTATTTTCCACTGCAAAACCAGCGACGTTTCGGCAGCTGCCGAAGGTGATGCGCTGACGGTCAATTCGACCAGTTATATCATCCGGGTCGTTATGAATGACGGAACCGGCACCACTATGCTCCAGCTCGAGAAACAGTAATGGCGCACGTTCGCAAACAGATACGCGACAACATCGTCACAACGCTGACCGGGCTGACGACGACCGGGAGCAATGTTTACCGCACTCGAGTCTATCCCCTGGCGGATAGCAAGCTGCCCGGCTTGGCAATTTACACCGACACCGAAGAGATCGAGGTCCAGACGATCAACCCCCCGCGCACTCAGGTACGGACGCTGACCGTGACGGTCGACGCATTTGTTAAGGGGGTATCGAATTTCGACAACGATCTGGATACAATTAGCGAGGAAGTCGAGGAAGCACTCGCGGCGGATATTACGCGGGGCGGTCTGGCGAAAGATACCAGGATCGTCTCGTTCGATGCGGACTTCTCGGGCGAAGGGGATCAACCCGTCGCCATCGGAAAAATCGGTGTGACGGTTCAGTATGTCACTCTGGAAAATGCGGTCGATACTGCCGTCTAAAGGAGAGCAGGACATGGCAAAGCGAATACAGGTGTGGCCCCCAGGCGGGGGCGACCCCATCACGATCTACGAGGTCGACGCGAGTCGCCTTGTAAGTAATGGCTGGACAACTGAACCGGCCAGCAAACCAAAGGCGAAATCGAAAGATCGAGCCGCAACATCGAAAGCCGAGGAGGCAAACTAAATGGCAACACTTACGGGCAACAATGGAACCGTAAAGGTCGGCTCTGTCGCTATTGCGGAGATTCGATCTTTCAGCGTAGACGAGACGATGGACACCATCGAGTCGACCGCAATGGGCGATACCTATCGCTCGTTTGAGACTTCACTGAAGAGCTGGAACGGGTCGGTTGACATCTTTTTCGACGACACCGACACCACCGGCCAGGGCGCCTTGACTGTCGGCAGCGAGGTTACTGTCAATTTCCAGGTCGAAGGTGATACCACCGGCGATCATAAACTGAGCGGTGCGGCGATTGTTACTGGTCGCACGATCAACAGCTCATTTGATGGCCTGGTAGAAGCGTCTCTGACGCTCCAGGGCGACGGCGCGCTCACTGAAGGCACTGTAACATAATGGCTGCCGCGAAATCGAAGGCGCGCGCGATTCAGCGAGCGACCGAGCATTTCAAGGGCAAACCGTTAAAGCGTATCGAGATCGAGGAGTGGGGCGACGAGAATGGGCCGATGGTTGCCTATTCGTCGCCCTTTACTCTGAAAGATCAAGGTCGCTTGCAGTATTTGACGGAAAAGCAATCCGCAGCGGACACGCTGGCCGAGCTGCTGATTATGAAGCTGGTCGACGAGGACGGCGAAAAGCTGTTTACCATCGAGGACAAAAACGCGCTGCGGAATGATGTAGACGCCACTGTCGTGGCTCGAATTGCCAACCAGGTAATGTCGGGCGACGCCGAGGCGCTTGAAAAAAACTAAGAGAGTCGGCGGACAGGCGCTTTCGTTTTGTGCTGGCCGAAAAGCTGGGGATGACCGTCTCGCAGCTCGAGGCCGAAATGTCCGTCGATGAGTTCATCGAATGGTCGGTGTTTTTCATCATGCAGGATGAGGATCACAAAAAGCAGCGCAGCGAGGCGATGAGTGGCAAACCAAACCGTCAAGGTCGTATTTGAAGGCAAGGACCAAACGTCCAAGGCCATCAAGTCGCTCAATAGCAACCTCAACAACGCCAAAAAAGCGGTCGATAGGATCAAAAGCAGCCTGGGCGGCATGACCGGCGCCCTGGGTGCTGCTGCCGGCGCTGCCGGTTTCGGCTTGCTGGCGAAAAACGCACTCCAGACCGCCGACTCGCTCAGTAAAACCGCCACAAAGCTCGGCGTCACAACGGACCAACTTTTTAAATTCCAGACGCAAGCGGAGCTGGCGGGTATCTCTACCCAGACCGCAGACATGGCGCTCCAGCGCTTTACCCGGCGAACCGCCGAGGCCGCTGTTGGTACTGGCGAGGCGCAGGGGGCTTTAAAAGAGCTGCGGATTGATGCCGAAAAGCTCCAGGCGTTACCGCTAGATCAGCGTATGAAGGTGCTGGCCGACGCATTTGCGGAGGTCAAGAGCCCGGCGGATCGTCTGCGCCTGGCGTTTAAGCTGTTCGATTCCGAAGGCGCTGCAATGGTCAATATGCTGAAGGACGGCAGCGGCGCGCTCATTGAGAGCGAAAAGCGGATGAAAAAGCTGGGCATCACGGTAAAACGGGACGCCGCTCACAACATTGAGGAATTCAACGACGCAGTTTTCCTGCTGGGACGAAGGGTCCAAGCGGCAATGATAAACGGGCTGGGCAAAGCGACGCCGGTCATGGAAAAGGTCGCCGACCGGCTTGCAGAAATGGCGGTTCCGCTGACCGGCAAGCTGCTCGACGGGCTGGATTGGCTACTTAAAAACCTGGATAAGATAACGAGGGCGTTTAAACTGCTGATCGCGGCGATGGTTATCGCAAAGGTTATCGCGTTTACCGCTGCGGTTGCCTCTCTGGTAAAGGCGCTCGGGGGCATGGCGGTAATACTGGCGGCTCTCACGGGTCCGATTGCGCTTTTGATTGCTGGGGTGACCGCTGCGGCTGCGGCGATTTATGCTTTTCGCGAGGAAATCGGCGACGCAATCGATTCACTCGACGACTATCTCGGCATCACCGACAAGGTCGGCAAGGCCGTTGACTTTTTCAAGGGCATACTGGGCGATGCCGAGGATCAGGTCGAGGACAACACCGACGCAACTAAGAAAGCGACCAAAGAAACGGACGGTTTCGAGGAGGCGCTCGGCAACTTAAATGACACCGTAAACACCGCCGAGCCGGTTCTCGAGGAATTCGGCGATACCGTCGAATATGTGGCATCCGAGGAGATCACCGCTGCGGCGAGGACTGACGCATTCCGAGAAGCTCTCGAGGACTTGCGCGAGGCCGCGCGTACCGGCGCCGACGAAATTACGGATTTCGAGTCGGAAATGGCGGAATTTAAAAAGACCGTCGAAAACACCGAAGCAACTACCGAGGATTTCAATAACGCGCTGCTAAACACCATCGAAGAGCTGACCGGCGTGACGTTTGAGGCGCGCGCGGTTCGTGAAGAAATCGACAAGGTAAAGGCGGTGATACAGGCCGCAACTGATGCCGGTTTCGATCCCGCCGGAGAGGAAATCGCAGTTCTGAATCGTCGCCTGGAGGAATTAGGCGGGGAGCTGGTCGAAGCAACCCGCGCAGCGGACGGGCTTACCGCATCCCAGCGCGAAGTGCTGGACGAGGTAAAGAAAAGCGAAACAGAGATTCAAAAGCTGAATGACAAGCTGGCCGATCTGAAATCGCTATATGACGGCGGCAGAATAAGCGCTCGCGATTACCAAGTCGCAACTGAGGGCGTGAACGCTGAAATCAAAGAATTGAGCGCGACCGATTTGACCGGGTTCGAGCAAGCTGTTCGGGATGCGTTCAACGGCACTCCGATCGAGGAATTTCTCGCGAATTTGGATGCCGTATCAGGTAGCACCGGCACTCTGAATGATCTAATCGCTAAATTGATCGGCGGGGGCGGAGTGAAGGACGCGGTTACCGGCTGTTTCGGTGTTGGCCCGGTCAACGCTTTCGATAGTGCTATCAAGAACCTGTTTGGTGGCCCTGACACGGCTCTCGGGGGCTTTGGTGCGGCCTTGGGCAATCTTACATCCGCTCTCGGGGGGTTCTTCTCTGGCGCTCTTTCGAGCTTTTCTTCATTTAAGGATGCGATTATCAGGACGCTGGAGCAGATCGCGGCGGCTGCGGTTGCGTCAGTCGGTATCAACTTTTTGAAAAACCTGATTCCCGGCATCGCTACGGGCGGACTTATTGGCGGCGAAGGGTTTGCCGATGGCGGTCGCGTATTCGGGTCCGGGGGTCCGAAAGAGGACAAGGTACTAGCGCGCCTTTCGGCTGGCGAGTACGTCATCAACGCTGCGAGCGTCAGCAAGTTCGGCACCGGCTTTTTCGATATGTTGAACGATGGCAGGATGGAAATGCCCGGATTCCAGGGCGGCGGGTTTGTCGGATTCGACCCAGTAAGCATCGCGATCACCAGCATATTGAGCAAAATTTTTGGCAGCATTTTCGATTCAATTTTCGGCGGAGAATCAGATTCCAGACAAAAGTCAAAAATCCGCCGAGGCACGGGGAGCTATGTCGCGGAGAGTTTCCTCGAGGTTATCAAGCAGGCAGACGAAAACTATGGATTCGGAAGGCGGCTATACCGGAGAACGAAGCGCGGCGGATTTGACCCGCTCCAGGATCAAATAATCCCCACAATTATGCGGGAAATCCTGCCGGGCGGCGCCGATCTCGGTCACCATAAGAAGGTTGCTGAAGGGATAAACGAAATCGGTCCAGGGTTTGCCGAGCATATTTACGATTTCCTAGTCGGTAAACTGCTCGACATCAGATTCGACACCATCGATTTTAATATGGATCATCTGGTCGCCAAGCTGTTCAACGACTCGAACACTATCGCTGGCGGCTCTCTGTTCCTCAATTCTCGACAATTCGGTGGGCCGCTGGATCGCGGACAGCCGTCGATGGTCGGCGAGGACGGTCCCGAACTGTTTATTCCGAATCGGAACGGCAGCGTCTCACCGATCAGGGGCGACAGTACCGATTTGCAGCGATCCATCGACGAAATGAAGGACGAGATCGTCATGCTGCGGCGGCAGCTCTCGAGGGAAATTAGCGGTCGCCGACCCGCCGGGGTCCGCTAATGTCGGTCGCCACTACGCTCGCGGAGCTGGTCGCAAAACGAAACGTCCAGCTCTCATATATCGCCATTCTGAAACCGTATGATGTGGCCGGGGCAAGCGCGCTGACGCTTTACTACTCCGACAGCGGTTTCGTCACCGGCCCCAGCGATACCCCGGCGAATCAGTTTTTCGACCCGCGCCTGGTCGAGCCGATCACATTCTCGCGCACCATGTTCAGCAGCGGACGAGTCGGCGGATTCTCGCGCCCCGGTTATGGCAATCTGATCCTCTCGAATGGCGACGGCGAGCTGGACGATTTCGCCGGCTATGCTTGGGACAGCCGCGAGGTCGAGGTTAAAGTCGGCGAGTTCGGCGCAGGCTTTTCTAATTTCTTTACTATTTTCAAGGGCGAGTCGAAAACCATTGAGTTCGATGACGAAACCGTCGAGGTCGTTCTCCGGGACAACCAGGAGGATTTCGAGATCGAATTCCCGCCGAATGTTTATACCGATGTTTCGCTGTCCGATAACATTCTCGGCAAGCCGATCCCGCTATGTTTTGGCGAGGTCAGGAATATCGAGCCGGTATTGATCGACTCAACGAATCGGGTCTATCAGGTAAACGATGGCGAAATAAATGCGGTGTCGGCGGTCTATGAGGGCGGCGTTGCGCTGACGCTGACGACCGATTACACGGTCGACCTAACGAACGGAAAAATCACGCTGGTCGCAGACCCGACCGGGATTATCACGGCGGATATCCAGGGCTATGTTGACAGCGGCAGCACTTACCTGACCAGCGCTGCGGACATTGCCAGGGAGATCGTCACGACATACGGCGGACTTGCCGATCCCGGCGATCTCGATACGGCATCGCTGACCGCGCTGAATACTGCCAATAATTCGACAGTAGGGATATATGTCGAAAAATCGACAACCATCCTCGAGGTTCTGGACGAGCTGGCGAATAGCGTCGGGGCGTTTTACGGATTCAACCGATCCGGCGAATTTGAAATGACTCGCCTCGAGCTGGCGAGCGGCACTGCTGATGCCGAGTTCGATCTGACGAATATCATCGAGGTGCAGCGCCAATCGTCGGCGACCCCGAATCACCGGGTCCGCGTGGGGTACGATAAAAACTACAAGGTCATGAGTGAGAGCGATTTCGGATCATCGATCACAACCGCGCAGCGCGATTACCTGGTGCGCGATATGCTGTTTGAATCGGACAACACGGCGAGCATTCGCACCATTTACCCGAATTCCGAGGAGCTGGTTATCGAGGCGCTTTTCGCAGCATCCAGCGCCGCCAGCACCGAGGCGACGCGCCTGCTGGCCTTGTATGGCTCTCAGCGAGACTTTTATACGATCAGGGTAAAGACGCAGCCCTACACTTTAAAGCTGAATGACGTCGTGCAGATAGCGTTTGATCGGTATAATCTGACCAGCGGCAAAAAGTTCCGCGTCATCACGATCACCGAGGATGCGGCGTCGAACGAGGTCGAGCTGGAGCTATGGGGATAAATGGCTGAAAAAATCATCATATCGTCGGAAAATTATGTCGACAGCGCGTCTACGCTGACCGCTGATTCGGCAGTATCGACGCTGCCCGTGACAAACCTCCAGGACATTCAGATCGTCAAGGTGTGGCGGACTAACAGCGCAACGTCGGCGGAGATCAATATCGATCTCGGCTCTCAGAAGATCATGGACTTTTTTGCCCTGATCGCGCACAACCTGACGACTTCCGCGACCGTTCGCTGGCGGCTGTCAAATGATAACTTTTCGACGACGCTATACGATTCCGGCACTCTCGATGCCTGGGCGCCAGTAGAGGCGTTCGGGGGCTCGCCCTGGGGCGTTTTTACCTGGGGCGGATTGCCATCGGCAAGCGTGATTAGCCTCTACAACGCCAGCACGTTTACGCTGCTGCCGAGCGCGCAAATCGCTAGATATATCCGGCTGAATATCGCTGATTCGACCAATTCGGCGGGTTATCTCGAGGCCGGGCGCCTTATTGTTGGCCCGGCTTATCAACCGACGATCAACTATGCCAATGGGGTGTCATTTGAGTTTGTCGACGACTCTCGGGTGACTAAATCGCGCGGCGGTCAGGTGTTTGTCGATGAGGTCCGCAAATACCGGCGAGTTACTTTTGATCTAATTCATCTGCCCGAGAGCGAGATATTCACCAATATCTTTAACAATATCGACCGGGTGAAAGGGGTGTCGAAAGACGTCCTGGTCATTCCGCAGCCGAGCGACTCGGCGACTTGGCTGACGCAAAACATTTACGGGCGCCTGGCGGCGATCGGCCCCGTCGAAAACACAACGCTGTCACGATATAGTCGCACCATGACTATTGAGGAGATTATTTAATGGCATTCCCGGTTACTTTAAACGGCACAACGTACACGCTCGCGGATTTCGAGGGCTTAAATTATGTGCAGGGGTTTCCCGATGCGCTCGAGGATTTTGTGACTCACGCGGGAGCGATCTATAACAGCACATCCGCATCCAGCGTGACCATCGGCACGGGTTCCAAGACATTTACCACGGCGGACAGCGGAAAGCCCTACGTCGTCGGGACGCCGCTGCGCTGCGTCTCTCGAGCAGACACCGCAAATTTCATGGATGGGACGGTTACGTCCTATAGCGGCACAACGCTCGTTATCAATGTTTTGAATACTGGGGGCTCCGGCGCACATAGCGATTGGAATATCACAATCGGCGGGGGGTTGGCATCGGTTGCAATCGATGGCGGTACGTTTACGGGAAATTTAAATGTTACCGGCGACCTTACCGCCAGCGCATTTATTGGGGATGGTTCGCAGCTAACGAATGTAATTGCTGGCGGCGTTCATACTGCTACTGCATCAGGAGCCTTGGCAAACGGCGACTTGGTTATTGTAAACAGTGACGGCACGGTGAGTGTTGTTGCATCAACAGGCGATGCTCAGGCAGTCGGTACTGCCGCAGTTTTTGAAAGTGCGGCATCTGACCATATATCAGCCGCTTATGATGCTAACGCTCAAAAAGTCGTTATAGCCTACCAAGACGATGGAAATAGTGGCTACGGTACTGCAATAGTGGGAACAGTAAGTGACACATCAATTAGTTTTGGAACGCCAGTGGTATTTGAGAGTGCTAGTTCTCCTTGGATCTCAGCCGTCTATGATGCTAACGCTCAGAAAGTGGTCATAGCTTACCAAGACGCAGGCAATTCTAGCTACGGGACTGCTATTGTCGGCACTGTGAGCGGAACATCAATTAGTTTCGGCACTGCCACCGTATTTGAAAGTGCACAGTCACAGTATATCTCAGCCGCCTATGACGCTAATGCTCAAAAGGTCGTTATAGCTTATCAAGACGTTGGCAATTCTTACTACGGAACAGCTATTGTTGGTACGGTAAGTGGGACTTCTATTAGCTTTGGCACACCAACTGTATTTGAAAGTGCGTCTTTAATATACATTTCAGCCGCCTATGACGCCAACGAACAAAGAGTTGTCATAGCTTATGCAGACCAAGGCAGTAGTAATTACGGTACTGCTATTGTTGGAACCGTCAGCAGTACTTCTATTAGCTTTGGGACTGCGGCTGTATTTGAAAGTGCGGGTTCATTCTACATTTCAGTCGCCTATGACGCCAACGCCCAAAAACATGTTATAGCTTATAGAGACGCTGGAAACTCCAGCTACGGAACAGCTATTGTCGGCACGGTCAGTGGCACTTCAATTAGCTTTGGCACACCAACTGTATTTGAAAGCGCGCAATCTAATTGGATATCGGTTAGTTACGACTCTAACCTACAAAAAGTCGTAATATTTTATCACGATGACGGCAATTCTCAGTACGGCACTTTTGTTGTGGGGGCCGTCAGCGGCACATCAATTACGTTTGAATCGCCAGTGGTATTTGAAAGCGGGGCTACATCTTATATTTCATCCGCTTATGACGCTAACGCTCAAAGATTCGTTGTAGCTTATAGCGACACGAGTAATTCTAGTTACGGTACTGCTGCTGTGTTAAGACTTTCAACCTTGAGCTTTAACCTAACTGCAGAAAACTACATTGGCATTTCTGACGCGGCCTATGCTGATGGAGCAACCGCAACTATTCAGATTGTAGGCTCTGTAGATGACGCGCAAAGCGGTCTTACAGCGGGTCAACAATACTTTGTTCAAGTAGACGGATCACTTGGTTTAACTGCTGATAGTCCAAGTGTTGTTGCTGGAACAGCCGTATCATCCACCAAAATTATTGTTAAGGGGTAAAACATGAAAACTATTGTAGAAACTGCAACTGGCCTGTCGAAATATCTACTCGAAGATGATGTTTCTGTGACGGCTAATTCTGACCACATTGTTGTGGGCGACCCTGCTGAGTTTATTGTCGGCGACTTAAACTCTAGCACTGCAACCATTACTGACAATGTGACTAACGCACCTAGTGACTGGACGGGCAATAAGTACACGTTTGACGGTACGACATGGACGCAAAACCCCGATTGGGTTGATCCAGAGTCAGAGTAAAGCCGATTTGAGGCGCCAGAATGATCGATGTCATAGCAGCGGCGACCGCAGCGACGAAAGCGTATGCCGGCGTTCGCGCGTTCATCGAGGCAGGGAAAGGTATCGAGGATACTTTCCAGGTCATCGCGCGCTGGCAGGGTCATGCGAGTGACATCCTTTATGCGAGTCAGCGCCAGGAAAAGCGCTCCAACCCGTTCAAGAAATTAGTTTTCGCTGAGTCGGCGGAGGCCGAGGGAACGCGCATTTTCGCTGCGCGCCAAAAGGTGACGCAGCAGCGATCCGAGCTGATAACCATGATTACCTATGCCTACGGACAGCAAGGTATCGAAATGTGGCGCGAATGCGTCAGAGAGGTCACCGAGCAGCGCAAGCGCGAAATTTACGCGCAGCAGGACGCTCGGGACACCATGATAAAATCGTTCTGGATCGTCGTTCTGGTGGCGGCTGCTGCCGGGCTGATCGGTCTGATTTTTGATGCAGTAGCAACCATAGGAGCATAATCCATGAAAGCACCAGCGGCATTTTTGGCGGTATTTGTATCCAGCGCAGCGGCGCAAACCGTAGTCACCTACGAGGACGGCTCGACCTATACGCTTAAGGACAACCAGGAGGTTTATATCAGCACTCCGCAAAGCGCACTTTTTAAGCGCAGAATATATTCGAATCAGAACACCTATTTTATTGCACAGCCGCCCTGGTCACAGCGCGATTATGTCGAGCAGTCGACCGACGGGCTCGAGCCGGGTTCGCATGAATGGTGCGCCGTCTATATTCCCTGGTCCGAGGGCTACTCATTCAACATGCAGACATGGCAGCGCTACTGTGACACTAATGGTAATGGCGAATATGACGAGCTTGATAATCCCTGGAACGGGTGACGCTTTACATAGCGGACTGATAGAATCGCGAAAACCCTGGGGGCTGAATGATGGACGAGACAACAAAAACGATTGTCGATGCTGCGAGCATTGCCACAATGCTGGGGGCGCTGGGGTCGATCCTTCCGCCCTTGGCCGCGCTGTTTACGGTTGTCTGGACGGGCATCCGTATCTACGAAACCAAAACGATCCAAACACTACTGAAGAAAGGCGATGATTAGGGGGTGCTATGTCACTGCTCGGCAATCTGTTCGGATCAGGCGATGCTGCCGGTAATATCATCGACAAAACTTTCGGGTTAATCGATAAGTCGTTTTATACCAAACAGGAGCAAGGCGAGGCGCTAATGCAGGCCGAGGCCGACGCTCGACAGATGACCATCAAGTGGCTGGAATCGACCAGCGGCTCCAGGCTCGCGCGGCGCGTCATCGCGTTCGCGATCACCGGGGTCTGGCTGCTCATGTTTTTGTCGGCGACTGCCAGCTCTCTAATTTCCATATGGGTCGGGGATGTGGCGGCGGACAAGCTCGCGGATAGCACGGCGATCCTGGACGGTCGAATCGAAACCATGACCCCGGCGGTCATGCTGATCCTGGGCTTTTATTTCGCGGCGCCCTACATGGGCGACCTGGCGAAAGGCGCGCTGCAAAAGTTCGGGAACAATCAAAAATGACGGATGGCGTCGATTTCAAGGTATTAACGAAATGGCTCGAGCTTGACGAAGGCTGCAAGCTGAAGCCGTATTATTGCACCGCAGGAAAGCTCACAATCGGCGTCGGTCGCAACCTCGAGGACACGGGTATCACCAAGGCCGAGGCGCAATTCATGCTCGAGGGCGACATTGTGCGCCTCATGCGTGAGCTGGACGAGCTGTTTCCCGAGTGGCGCGATCTGTCAGAAACGCGGCAAATGGTCGTGCTGAATATGTCTTTTAACATGGGTATGTTCGGATTCCTCAACTTTAAGCGAACCATCGGCTATATGCGCGACGAGAAATTCGCAGAGGCGGCGGACGAAATGTTGCGGTCCCAATGGGCCGAGCAAGTGGGGGCAAGGGCGAAACGACTCTCTGACGCAATGAGAGAGGATACACCGCCCGTTTAAAATCTGATCGGGTCAGCTAAACAGGCTCGAAAGTCTGGGGCCGTGTATTACTTTACCGGAAGGCCGTGCAAGTTCGGCCATCTGGCGCCCCGCTACACCGCAAACAAATGCTGCGCGACTTGCAGCGCCATCAAAACCGCCACGATGAGCCCCAGAGAGCGCGCAGAAAAGCGCGCATACTGGCGGGAGTATGACCGAGAACGCGGCTCCAGGGTCGAATACTGGCGCGAGCATTACCGAAAAAACGCCCGGCACCTGTACGCTGCGCGCTATATCCGCCCGAAGTACAAAAAGACTCACAGACAATCGAAGGACCGACGCACGGTTTACATTGAGCGCGCCAACATCCTGCGCGAAAATGATCTGGTGCAGACGGAGATTGAGGACATTTACCGGCAGGCAAGGGAGGTGACCGCAGCGACCAGCGTCCCGCACTCAGTCGATCATATCGTTCCGCTGCGCGGCAAAATGGTTTGCGGTTTACACGTTCCCTGGAATCTGCAAATACTGACTGCGAGGGATAATTCGCGAAAGGGCAATCGGTTCGATGATTAAGCTGATAACAGAGCAAGGCGATCTGTATATCCGCTCCGGCGAGATTCTGATGATGCTGCCCGAGCGCGGTCGACCCGGCTGCGCGATGATATACACGCAGCTCTTTCCCGAGGGGTTATCGATAGATATGCCGACCGCCGATATTTACGAGGCGCTGCTCGAGGAGGAGGGCTGGGAAGTCGAAGAGGTCGAGGAATACGAAATCGAGGAAGGCGACGGCGAGGAGCATTATTAAAAAAAGCCGCCCGAAGGCGGCTACAATCAAACGTTACGGCTGAAAGGGAGTGTCAAACAACCGCCCCTAGATACTATCCTTTACGATCAGCGACTTCAATCGTATCGTGCGCGCCTCTTTTGCCGGCACAACCCGCTCCGGCTGCGCTTTGTAATTACGCATCGGCCATTCGAGCCGGTAGGGACCGGCTTGCGCGAGAGTCGAATCGCCCATCGCGGTCATAATCTTCAGCTCCAGCTCGGCGATTTCCTCCGCGAGCTGGGCGCGATGCTCGCGCAGCGTCTCGAGGTGATAGACGTCGTTCGCAATCGCGTCGCCCAGCTCGACCGGCGTTTCGTTTTTCTCGCCTGGGCGAATCACCGCGTCGTCGACATTGACCGGCGGATACCAATCCTCGGCGGCGACCCGGCGCCGGAAGTCGCTGCAAATGTCGGCAATCTCCGCCTGGATATCGGGGTCCGCCTGAAAAATATGAATCCGGCGCTCAATACCCCGATGCAGCGTGACAATGATCCCCACACTCGCCCCGAGCGCCATCATTTGCGCCTGGAGCTGGATTGGACCCCGATATAGCGGTATATCGTCCGCAGGAGGCGCTGTGGTGACTTTGCACTCGATGGGAATGGTTCCCTCTAGGGTGATCGAATCGTCGCCTACAACGCGAATGATGCCGTTCTCGCGGACGTCGACTGGCTGCTGGAGCTGGACGATACCATCGCAGGAAACCTCAAAATCCTCGAGCTTGATAACGTCCGGCGTCAGATTCGCCTGGGGGATGCGTAGATGCGCGCAGCAGTCGCGGATCAGCACCGGCTCGAGCAAGTTCCCGACGATGCCGGGCTCGCCGATATCCGAGTGCTGCCGTCTACCGGCTGCGGCTTGTATCGACTTCCGCAATTCGTCGTTCGGCGTCGACCAGGGATGCGCGATCCCATGATTCCAGCAGTAAAGGATTGGGATGCGTGATCCCGACATTTTGGTGTCGTCTGATAGTTTGCCGACCATGTGGCCCCCTGTTTAATAATTTGACACCCCGCAATCTTACGCGGTACGCTCGCCGAGTCAATGCAAAGGAGCGACCGAAATGTCACTCGAGGAAATCATCGCTGCGTTCGGGGGCGTATCCCAGACCGCGCGAGCGCTGGGCATAACCCGGCAAACGATCTATCACTGGCGGCGCAAGGGTGAGATTCCCGAGGCCCGGCGAATCCAGGCGGAGGTGATGATCGCGGAGATCAAGCTCGCCGAGGTAACCCATGCCCGGAGATAACAACCGCTGGGGTCACCTGATCGACAACTTTTTGTTGCTATTCGTCGGCTTGAAGCTGGCCGGTCTGATCGAGTGGTCGTGGCTATGGGTGATGTCCCCGCTCTGGATCACGTTATGCGTGGCGTTCGGGTTCGCGTTCGCGAAGTCGTGGCGCGAGCAGGCAAAGCGCGAGATTTGGAAAAAGATGAAATCAGAACGCGCCGAGGTGTCACCGATCAATGGGAAGTAGAAGCCGCAACAAGGGCGCCGCTGGCGAGCGCGAGCTGATTCTCGCGATTGAGGAATGGACCGGCATCCGCCTCGAGCGGAACCTCGCGCAGTCGTTCGGCGGCGGTCACGATCTGATCGGGCTCGACCATTGGGCTATCGAATGCAAGCGATACCGCGACATAACGGACGGCGATAAAAAGATATTCTGGCACCAGGCAGTGTTTCAAGCGCGCACGGTTGGCAAGGCGCCGGCGGTCTGTTTCCGCGCCGACCGGCAACCTTGGCGGGTTCTGGTGCCATACGAGACAGATATTTTTCTGCTGGAGGACTATCGAAGCGCTTGCGAGATAGGGCTCGAGCTTTTTTGTGGGTTAATAAGGGAGAGCATATAGTGAAACTTGCAGACATTAAAAAGGGTGGCGACCTACAACCGCCGAGGGTGCTGATTTACGGGCCGGCGGGGATCGGGAAAACGACGTTTGCAGCGTCGGCAAAAAATCCGATATTCCTGCCGATAGAGAACGGGCTCGGCAAAATTGAGGTCGACGCATTCCCGAAGCCGATGAGCTATCTCGAGGTGCGCGCGGCGCTCGACTCGCTGATACAGGACGATCACAAGTATCGGACGCTGGTCGTCGACTCGCTCGATTGGCTCGAGCCGCTGATCTGGTCGCATACTTGCGAGCAAAACAAATGGTCGACCATCGAGCAGCCGGGCTACGGGCGCGGATATGTTGAGGCGCTGCGGTACTGGCGTGAGTTCCTGGACCGCATGAATTACTTGCGGGACGTCAAGAAAATGACGACCGTATTCATCGCGCACAGCGCGATCAAACGATTCGAGGCGCCGGACGCCGAGAGTTTTGATCGGTTCGTTATCAAGCTCCAGGCGAAAGCCTGCGACTTGGTGAGCGAGCATTCCGACGCGATTCTGTTCGCGAATCAAAAGTATCAAACGATCAAAACCGAGGACCGAGGTCGCACAAGGACGCGCGGCCACGGCCAGGGGGATCGGGTCATGTACACCGAGGAGCGCCCCGCATGGGTCGCAAAAAACCGCTACGGGCTGCCGGCGGAAATGCCGCTCGATTGGTCTGAGTTCGCGGGGGCGCTCGCTAAATGACCGAGAGAATAATGCGACCCTGGTCGAATAATCCGCCGGTCGGAAATGCGGAGCTGGGGGAAACCCTGCTGTTATTGTGGGATTACGAGCCGGCGGTGTTCTGCGTCGGTCGGTTCGTTAAGACTCGCGGCGAGATCGTTTTCGCTGCGACGGTCGCTGATTATCAGCGACTTTTTCACCTGGGGCTCGATCCAATGAGCCCCGATTTCTGGACGTACTATCCAAAGGGAGAATTTAAAAATGGGATTTAATGCAAGCGATTGGGCAAGCGAAAGCAGTGGCGGGGTCGAGCTGAAAGAGGGCTGGACCCCCGCGACCATCGATGAGGTCATGCAAAAAACGAGCGCAGCCGGTAACAACTACGTCTCGGTTCGTTTCAGTCTGACCGACTACAACGGAAAAAAGCTGTGGGAAAACCTCAATGTGGGGCATCCGCGCGATGAGGTCCGCGAAATCGCATACCGCATTCTGGCGAACATTATGAACGCGGTCGGGATCAACTCGATCCAGGACGAAAAAAATCCGGTCGAGCTGCAAATGCACGAGCTGCGGGTTCTGGTGTCGAAAGACAAAGACGGCGATTGGTGCGTTAAGCGGTTCGAGCCGGCGACGAAGGCGGCTGTATCGCCGGAGTTCAGCGGCGCGCAGCCGTCAGTAGCAGACGACGATATTCCGTTTTAAATGCAGGGCGACCCGAAAGCGGTCGCCAATGTTCTCGGGCTCAAAAGGGCCGGCGGTGAATACAAGGGTCCGTGTCCGTTATGCGGCGGACAGGACCGTTTTCACGTTCGGCAGGGACGGCAGCACAATCTTATCGTCCATTGCCGCCAGGGGTGCCAGTTCAAGGATTTGGCGCGCTGGCTGACCGACGCCGGGCTGGTCGAGGATACGCGACCGCAAATCAACTACGCCGGAAAGGTCGATCTCGAAGAGGTCGAAATGTTTATGGCGGCATTCTGCCGGGCAGTCGATCAGGGCGTCCCGGTATCAAGCGCATGGCGGGGATATGCCCATCATGCGGTTCGGCTGCTGACCGGATTCAGCGCCGACGAAATGATTGATATGTATCTCTGGCGCGAGACGTTTTTTGGCAACCTAGAGAACCATGATCTAAAAATGACCCGAAAAGACCTACGCAAGTTCGCGGCGTTTCACGAGGCCGTAAGTGGGCGGGAGTGGATGATAAGGGGGTGTTCATGTCTGACTATGACGAATTAGCGAGCCGGATGCTCGACATTCAAAAGGCGCGCGAGGGGCCGTTTGCCAACATCCCGACCGAGCCCTGGGATTGGGTCGTCCGCGAGCCGGCGTGGATGCTCGAGAAACTGATACCCGCGAAGTCGGTAGGCATGATCTACGGGCCGAGCAATAGCGGGAAGTCGCACTTAATGTGCGATCTGATCGCTGCCATGATTGCCGGCGAAACTGAGTGGCAGGGCATCCCGACCACGCCGGGCGACGTCATCCTGTTTTCGGAGTCGATTGGGCATATCCGCAGCCGAATGAAAGCGTATCTCGGGGATCGCCCGAGGCGCTTCAATCTGTACTCGCTGCCCACGATGTCGCTCGGGATTGAGTACATTCAGAGCATGGGAGAGTGGATTCAAGAGCTGGCCGGCAGACCGATGGCGGTGTTTTTCGACACGACCGCGACCATGTTCTCATTTGAGGAAAACGATAACCGCGAGGCGTCGAAACTAATCAAGTCTCTCGAGGATCACATTGCGCCGGCCATCGATCCGAATGGCACCATCGCGCTGGTTCATCACACCAGCAAAATGTCGGAGGGGCGATCCGCCAGGGGCGCGTCGGCGCTGATCGGGAACATCGATTATTCGATCAACGTGACCTATGACAAAAAACTGAATCTGACGCTGGCGAATTGGGAAAAAGATCGCTGGCGCCTGGTCGACCATCCGCCGGTGTGGCAGGGCGCCATGTACCGGGTTCCGGTCGAGTTTGAAAACGGCTCGATGGATATGTCTATTCTTGATTGGAAGCCGTTTGACGAGGCCGCTGCCGAGCTGGTCGGAAAGGTCGACGAGGACATAAAGAACCAGGCGATTCGAGACGAAATCAGGGCGGTGATTGACGAAAACATCGGCGGCTATATCCACACCGCCGGGCGCGTAGCGAGCGTTCCGGTCAATCTGATCCCGCTAAAAATCACGCTGCCGGCGACCGGCAAATCGAACGAGGAGGTTTTCGGTTTCATCAAACAGGACTATGAAGTCATGGACGCCATGAACCAGAAAGGCAGGGTCACGGGGTTCACGATTCTGTCAAAAAAGTAGACCCGCTGCCCCCCCCCCCGCCCCTAGTAAATAGGGGGGGTGCAGGGTAGTGAATTTAACTTTTACAGCAACACTTGGCGGGGGCTTAA